TTCGTGTAGGTGGTTTTCCACCTTTATCCATTCTCCAGCCATAAGTTAAATAAGTTCCTCCATTAAAATTCTAAAAGCTCGCTCGGCTGTTGCAGGCACGACTCCGTTGCCGAGGAGGCGCAGTTCGTCTGTTCGATTGTCACAGGAGACGCACAGCTCGGCATAACCCAGCCCACCGGCAAGCCCATCAGCGTCTCGACCCAGCGCGGGTTGAGCTTTCCCGTCTGCGTCCTCTCCACCATCGGAGTCAATTCCTTGTATTCCCGCTCCTCGTTGCCCCTGCCGCTCTTGTGGTCGCGGGCTGTGGGCGTTCCCCATTGATTCGCTTGCGCTTGCGCATCCTTGTATGCTTGGCACATCAATGGGTCGATCTGCTCCCTCAAGTTGCCTGGCTTGGTGCGATTCTTTCTTTGCCCATTCGTGGCTTGTCGCTTCATCGCTTCGTATGATCTGCTCGGAAGACAATCCATAGTGTTTGGCGTTGCCCATTGTGCCACTTGACTCCCAAGTCGTGGCCACATCGATCCTGTCGCATCCACTTGGTAGCCGACATGGTTCTTGCACTCTGGCGTTGCCCACGACTCTTGGCGGCTCCCATCCGTGCTGGGGTTGGCCGGGGCGGCTTGGCCATGCTGTTCCTCCCGCAAGACAACCTCCTCCAAATACAGCGGCACCGTGTTCTGGTTGGCGTTGCGCTTCCGAAAGGCCGCGCACTTTGCCAGCGTCTCCTCGTTCCGCACTCGGTTGGTCGCTGTAGCTGTCGGCCAATTCGCCGCATCCTTTACCACCACCGTTGTCAGAGACTCCTGCGAACCTTTCATTCCACGCGAGCGATCTTGAAAGCCCTGCCGCACCTCCGAGGCTATTGGAGACGGCCAAGATGAAGACCCGCTTGCGCTGGTGCGGTGCGCCGACTTCAGCCGCGCTGAATATTCCCCACGCCGTCTGGTAACCGATTGATTCCAGCTCTCCAATGACTTCTCGGAGTCCGAGGCTGATGTGGCCTTCCACATTCTCAAAGAAGCAGAGCTTGGGTCGCAGAATCCGAATTCCGTCTGCGATAAACGGCCAGAGGTGGCGAGGGTCGTCTGTGCCGAGGCGCTTTCCGGCTGCGCTGAAGGGCTGGCAGGGATAGCCCCCAGTGAGGATGTCCACGCGGTCACGAAAGTCTGCCCATGGGAAGGATTTAAGATCCGTCCAGATAGGTGCTGCGTCCATGAGTCCCGCTTCCATTTTTGCGACCAAATTCGCGCAGCAGAAGGCTTCGACCTCACAAAGAGCGACCGTGCGCAGATTTCGGATAACTCGGTGCAGTCCAAGCTCAATGCCGCCGTATCCGGCACAAAGTCCGAGGTGTGTAATTGTTTTGGGAGTATCCACATTATTTCAGCGCCTCCAGTTTGATTTTGTCCGCAGGCAGGCCGATGCCTGAGCAGTCGCCGAGTGCTTTACAAAGGTCTTTGTAAAATTCAGAATTCAGAAAATCGATGGCCGTCCGCTGGTTGCGCTCGCGTTCGCTTTGGTTGTCGGCCGTCACATATTCGCGGTCGTTCTTGGCGTCGAACACGGCTTGGCGGATCATCGCGCAGAGCAATCGGCGGGTATACATGAGTTCGTTGTCTATTTGCTCGTCAGGTGAAATTTGTGGCATATCGGGCATGCGTAGCGTCTCAGGCTCTTCTTGCGGTTGCGGCGGGCGAGTCGCACCTCGGCGAGCTTCAGAGTTGCCATGCGCTCGCTCGGGTATGCCTTCTTGCTGAGACACATGTCCCATATGGTTTCGGGTTCGTAAGTTCTCACTCATTTCCGTTTCGGTTTTCCGTGGTGGGTCTCGATGTATTTGCGAATCCGCTCCGCATCAGCCTCCGCCTGCGGGCGTTCCTCCAGAGCGTAGGTGTGCTGGTAGGACGGCAGCGGCACGCCGCGCTCCAGCCGAGGGCCGATAGGGCAGGCGTTGGCGCAGATTGCCAGGCGTAGGGTGATTTCAGGGAGCATGGGGGGTTAATTAACAGCCTCGTTAAACGCCATTTGTTTGTTAAAAATATACATGCTTGAGCGGATGTTTTTTGAGACGATCCAGTCCATTAACTTTGACCACTCCACGATGTAAAAAACTGCGTTTGATGTTCTTTTCATTTTTAAACGCTCAAGCTCTGCAATGGCATACTGATACAAGTGATCCGTCTTTATTATTGCGGCAGATGCAAAGCTGTCGTTTGGGTCAGAAACATAGGCTTGCATGGTCATCATTGGATAAATCGAATCGTTGTTCTGTATGGAGTTGCACCGCTTCTCCCATTCAGTCTTTGCTCCGGTGTTTCGGGCCGCCCTAATCGTGAAGGTATTCCACGGCTTAGAGGCGCTGCATCGCTGAACCCTGCTTGCAACCGACTTGATGCCTTGCTCGCTCTTAATAAACGCATCAATGCCAGAGCTTATGTCAATTTGTCTGGCTATGTTGCTGCCGTCTCCTTCCACCGATATAAGGCTTCCCCCTACGGCTTTTTTTATTGCAGGCCAAACGATTTGATTTAGTGTATTTTCTGACCACTTTGCATCCTGTTCAAAATCACTCATGGCGGATTCCCCTCCCAGCTTGTATTTTGATCATGTCCTCGGAGACTTCTGAGCCAATGGCCTTGTGACCGGCCTTTGATGCGGCAACGAGAAAAGTCCCTGTGCCAGAAAATGGATCCACAACAGTGGCCCCAGGCTTTGCCATCGCATGGCGGATAAGCATCTGCGCCAACTCATCTGGCTTCTGCCAAGCGTGAAGCCTGCCATCGTGCCGTCCATCCGGTGCGCTGATCGTGTGGACGGTGTTTTTCTCGGTCAGGAGAGGCGAGTTGATTGGTGGCGCGTCCTCCTTGTAAACATGCCAAATTGACTGCCAGTTTGTTTTGTAGTCATGCGTTGGTGCGGGGCCGATCGTATTGTTGTATGTCCAGACCAATGGCACGCCGACTTTCAGCCCATCGATAGCCAGCAACTCCGTGGCATAGGCGGCCAACTCTGCCGGATATGCTCCGGTGCAGATGTATGCGCGGCCCGTCTTTGCCAGTTTCTTCATGGCAACCGGCACCCATGACTTGGCAAATGCGGCGATGTCTTCAATGTCGGTCGCATAAGGTGGGTCGGTGATGATCAGATCGATGCTGCCGTCCTCGAGCGTTGAGAGTAGAGACAGCGCATCAGTGCGGTAAACGGTCGGCCTGAGCGCCATGGCTTCGGCCACAACTGCGGCCATCTCGTCTCTGTATTCGCTGACCTCACGAATATCCCACCAGTCTGCCGGCGGATTCAGTTCGTGCGTTAGCTCTCCGTCAATTACCTGTTCTTCAAGGGCGTCGATTTCGGATAGGATTGCCACAAGGTCGCGCACGCCTTTGCGGCGGACCTTGCCAGCCATCACGCGGACCTCTACGCCGTGGAGCCGCTCAACCTGTGATCTCGGTATTTCGCTCGCGGCCTCGATAGCATCCTCCACCGCTTTTGCGGTGTCCTTGGCCGAAAGCTCCTGCTTGAGCATTGCTTCGACCGCCACGCCCCACGCCTCCTCCGGGAGTTTGTGGATCGCGGCGAGGTGTTCTGCTCGTTGCAATAAAACCGTTGCGTTACCGCAACAGTTTACAACCTCCGCAGCGTCTCTTAATCGGCTAATTCTTCCCTTATCTTTTCCAATAGCCTCCGCATAAGCAGACAGACCGCCTTTCTGCCCTCGCCCACCTGTGGCCTTCTCCACATAATGCAGTGCGTGCATCCCGATCTCCAGCGGTGAGAGTTCGCCTTGAGCGTTGGCCGTGGCGAGCACCATATAAGCCTCGTCCTCGTCCAAGTCTTCACGCACGAAGCAAGGGAGTTCGTCAATCCCTGCCCGCCTTGCGCCTTCTGTGCGGTGGTGGCCTGAGAGAATTAGAAAGTCATCGCCCTGCGGCCAGACTTGAAGAGCGTATGAAGGGTGAAAGCCGCCAGACAATCCGGCCTTAATGCTTTCAATGACATCCTCCCTCATAACTAAGCGGGGATTTTTAGGATGCGGTTTAAGTTTCGATATTTGTATGTTTGTAATCATAGTGTCTCCTCGTTCATTGCGGCCCAATAGGCTTCGTTTTCTGCGTGATCTTGAAAACCCGCCTCACGGGCTTCCGCGTTCATCCGTTCAATTTCCATCTCCATCTCCTCAAGTTGTTGTTGTTTAGTTGCCCCCATAATTTGTTTACTTGGTTTGTTTAATCTCCTTTGCGCGTATCCCGCCGCGCCCCGGTTGCTGCGGTTGGGTTAAAACGGAATCTCGTCGGATTCTTGCTTCTTGGTGGGCTTGGCTGCGGGCTTGGCTGGTTGCTTGGCTTCGATCCACCGCTCGATCGTGTTGAAACGGGCGTTCGGGTTCGTGCTTCCGGCCTCCTCGCCTAAGACCACCCATGCAGACATTCCGACAAAATCCTCGGCCTCGATGGTGCATTCTTCTCCTGGCACGACGGCTTGCCCGAGTGCTTGGCGCACTTGGTCAATTTTCCATGCGGCCTTTGGTGTAAAGGTCAGGTGCTCGTTGATTTCTGGCCCGTTGGTGCCGTCTGGCATCTTGACGCGGCAGGTGAGCTTGATCATGGAGTTCCCAGCTTGGGATGTCTTCTCGACGCCGTTGGTGATCTCGACTTCGTATTTTCCCGGCTCGACGAAATAGGTCTCGCGCGGTTCGGTTTGTGTGTAGCTTGGCATTTTTTAGTAGTTGGTTGATTGTTGGTCCGCGTTTTTTAGGATGCGCGGCCCCCTTTTGCCCCTGCCGACCCAATGGGTCTGAGCGAGGAAATTATTTGGTTTTTGTCTGTCGGAGGGTGGTGATGGCTGAACCGGCTTTGATTGCTGTCTCGTCGACTTCCACGCCACCGGCTGCGCAGAATTCGCGGAATTTCGCTCCTGTCATCTTGCCGCCGAGGGCGAGGATCAGGGTTTCCTTCGAGACATTTTCGGACGCCTTGGCGATGGCTGCGGCTTCCACATATTCGCGGCCGGCGGAGGTCGAGACCTTCCAGCCGGGGATTTCTTCGCCGTCGGCGAGGCGTTTTTTGAGGAGTTCAATGACCGGCTCGGCGATGTGCTTCTCAGCGGTCTTCCAGTTGGCGGCGAAGACACTCAGCTTCAACGGGTCGGCAGCGATCTCCGCGCGGATCTCGTCGAGCGTGCGGCCGTAGGAAGTGACAAGCTCCAGAGCGCCCTCGGCTTGGCGCACGATGGCCCCGCAGGAGTTAAAATGCGCGCACCAGGTGCAGTATTCGCACGGCGTAGGCTTGGCGTCCGCGCTCGTGGCCTCGGCGATCCACCGCTGCGTCGTGGCCTCGGCCTCGGCGCGTGTGAAGTCGTAGGAGCGGACAAGCTGCTGGTCCACATAAACCACATGCGCCGTCCACGACTCGGCAAAGTGATCCTCCATGCAGCCGAGCGCATAGGCTGCGAGCTGCTGGCGGTAGTTCCGCACTTGGCCGGTCTTGATGTCCGCCACCCATCGTGCGCGCTTGCAAATCGCGTCCGCCGTGCCGAGCTTCGAGAGTCCCGGCACTGCCATGGCGAGATATTCCTCGCGGGTCTCGACATGCTCGCCACCACTTAACTTGCGCAGGGTCTCGATGCCCCAGTTGGCGGCATTCAAGTCGTCGATAGGCAACTGATGCAAATGTGACTCATTGCCGTCCATCGCCATGCGTATCGCGTAGTCAATGGCCGTGCCTCGCTGGGCAGCCGCCGACGCACCGGATGCGCCGACGAATACGGCACATTCCGCGAGTTTCGGTGCCATGGATGGGGTGAGTTCTTTACTCATTGCCCACCTCCGCTATTTTGACGAAACTTAACTTGTTGTCATCGATCGCCATTCCGCAGTGGTTGCGGCGAAAATAGAGTTCGATCTGGTCTGCAACTTTCTTGGCATCGTATTCGTCCAAGTAAATCGAGATCAACCCAAGCGGAGTCAGTTCAAGCATTTCCTCCGTGTCCTCTGTGTCCTCTGTGGTTAATCTCATGCCGCCTCCTTCAGTTCGGTAGCCTTAGCAATCAGCGCCTCCGGGCGAGCCACGATGTTCGCGCGGAGTTTTTCTGAGACATCCCGCCAAGTTTGTCCTGGCTGGATCGATTTGTTGGAGACAAGGAAGGCGTTGACCGCTTCTTCGTTGGCCTCAAGTAGCTCAAAGGCCCGCACATGCTCCGCACCGACCACGACCACCGCCGGTTCGGCTTTCGCCTTTGGTGTTGCGCTTGTAGCGAATAAATGCGCGACCGAATCCCACTCCATCGGCAACTCTTCAGCCAATCCGCTGCGTGTCTTCGCGTCGTAGGCCGCGCTGTGAGTGGTCAAGATGATGCGCTGCTTGCCGCCGGTGCCCTTGGCCTTGCCGTTTTCGCTTTCGACAACCTTGGTTTTGAATCTAAAAAACCAAAGTTCATCCGCCCATTCCTTAACGAGCGGCGAGCTTTTTTTCTCAAGTTTTAATTCATACCTGTCGTAAGCCGTCATCAAATCCGGCGGCTCGACTTTCTTAATTTGAGAATGAGCAATTACGACAACATTTTTTCCAGCAGATATTATCTTGTCTAATGATGTAAGGACTCTGCTTAAACGCTCTGCAAGCATTGCGTAGCCTTTGCCATAAGGAATTTCCTCTAAACTTTTCTTCCTTTCTTGCTCGCAAATACATTCACGGCAAATTGTTTCAACTCGATCAATCGAATCAATAATGATCGTTTGATGCTCTGTTTGCTGCGCTGCTAAAATTCCTTTTTCAAACTCATTCCAAAGCGCAACCTTCTGGTCAGGATTTGTTTCGAGTTCCCATCGCTCCACATCAATTTTGTGGCTTCCGTTTTCTATATCTATCAACAATGGAGTCGGGAATTGCGCGGCAAATGTCGTCTTGCCAACCGATTCCACTCCGTAAATGACCACGCGCTGTGGCCGTGTCTGCTTGCCTTTTGTTATTTTCATTTTTTCGTGTTTGCGGCAGCGAAAACGGCCACTGCCAGTGCCGCCCAACTATGGGATTTGATGCCGTAAGTCTGGCCCGGCTTGGCCTTGGTTCCCTGTGGCCCGACGAGATCGAGCAACGCTTGGCGCACATTGGCGTCCTTTGCTCGCATCGTTCCGCAGAGAAAAAGTTTGATGTCCTTGCGATAGCAAAGAACCGGCTCCACCCGAGCCACCTCCGTAAACCGCCCGATCCAGACGCAGGTCTCGAAAGTCGAAGCCCCGACCGCCATGCCGTAGCTGGCAATCATTTCAATCGCCACCGCGTCGTATTCGCGGCCGATGAGCACTTGGCGCATCTCCGCATTCGGCACCCACCCGTGGTCAAGAATCTCGCCCGCACGGTATTGGACAAAAGCGCTGTGCGTCGTGCCCGGATCGATGGCAAGGATGGCCTCAGTCCTCATCATCGAATTCCTCCCAGCGCCTGCGCCGTTCTTGGAAGTCCCTCAAATCCCGCCGCATAGACTCGCGTCCGATGTGGTAGGACGCGAAGCAGCTTCCGATGGATAAAACTGCAAGGCAGATTGCGAAACTTGCCGTCATAATTGTCCGGCCTCCTCAGTCTTCCAGTTGGCGTAACGCTCCCAGAGTTCCGGCCAAGTCGCTTTGACCTTGGCAAGGTTCTCAGGGTCAGCGGCCGCCGCCGCATGAGCCAGCGCACGGGCAAATGCCCCACCGCGCCGGTGCATGGATTCGATGGTCTGAAGGTCTTCGATGCTCATTTTACCTCCACGAGCACCGTCTTGAGTGTCGTCTTGGCCACCGGCTTCACCTCGGCGACCTGCTCAACGATCAACCATGTGCCCGACCAATCCTCGTCTCGGTCATCGAGCGAAATTTCGCTTTGGTTCCAGCACGCCTCAAAATCGCGGCGAATATGCGCCTCGGCAGCGGCCCTCGTGTCGAAAGGTCCGCGCACTTCTTTCATGCTGCCATCGAGGCTCTCGGTTTCGATGATCCAAAAGTTCATTTCGACAGCCTCCAGGTTGCCCAGCCGAGACCGACGAGCGGGGCGATGGTGCCGAGGTAGGTGAGGAAATAGCCGATGGATCGGCAGACGGATTGTGGGTCGTTTATATCAATCATAATTTGGTTGGGGTGACATGGGTGGCTTGGAGCCGGTGTTTGAGAAAAAACTGGGTTTTTGCATCGCCGAATCCGGCGGCATGGATGAGGTCGCGAATGCGGCCAGTGAGCGGGCAGTAGCCCTCGCAAAGAAAAAGGCGTGGGGATTTCATTTGGCGGGCCTCCGGTTCGAGGTCGCGCCGATCTGGTCAGACATCCAGTTTTGGAATGACGCCTGAAAAATCCTCCAGCCGCCTTTATTTGCGAGCGGCTTGCAGGCCGAAAAACTTCCGCGCCGAATGTGGCGAAGGATTGTTTCTTTATGCGCGCCGGTTTGCTCGGCGGCTTGGCGAACGGTCATCGTGCCTTTCATTTCGCGGCCTCCCGTTTTGCTTCCTTCTTTGCTTGCTGGCGGATGGCTTCAGCAACCAACCGGCTTATTGGCACTCCTCCGTTCGCATCGGCTTTTTTCTTCAGGTAGTCGAAGAGTTCAGCCGGAATGCTCACACTCGTTTTCATGTATGCGGTTTGCATGGTGCTACCGATATTATCGGTGCTACCGGTAGAGCAATAAAAATCTGTCAATGGGGTGTTCTCCCCATACGAAGATTTCTATTGACATCCGCATGGACACTAGGTTTGCGGGCGAAAATAAATTTTCGCTAAAAATTGAACACTGATGTTTCTAGTGTTACTGGTAGGGTATGAAAGAGGGAAAATTTAGAAAATTAAACATCAGCCTTCCGCCCGATTTGCACGAGTGGATCAAAAAAAAGCAGGCTGATTTTAAGAGAGAAAACCCGCTTGGGAAACTGGACATCAGCCCGTTTGTTGCTCACTGCATAAAGGCCATGAAAGACTCTGAAGAATCTTCGCAAAAATCTTCAATCAAACCGTCCAATGTCTCCACCAGTGTGAATGCCAAAGTCGTGAAAGGCTCAGAGAGTTCCGTTGGTGGGTTCTCCAAAGCTACGACGGACCGCTCCCTGAAGACTGGATAGCAGAAGTGATCGACCTCACCACCCACGAAGAATGCGGGGGGGGGGGGGGTAAATTATTGCCTTTTATCGTTTTACCAATGCTTCTCTGCGCGTAGCATTAAACGGCCCACCAAGCCCGCCAATCTGCCCGCCTTGATGGCACGGCATAGACCCGTTTCACCATTGCTGTCGTCGAGTGTCCAAGCTGGTGAGCGGTCTTTCCTGCGTCCTGCCCACGACCCAAGTGATAGGTGGCGAACGAATGCCGCAGAGCGTTCTCAGGGAACTGCGACCACGGAACCTTGCCCGCCTCGTGCAGCCTCAAAATGAGCGCCTGGCGCTCTGCGTAAATCCGCAGCGATGCCGGTGGCAAAATCAAACCCTTCTTTTGAGCGTCTTGAAAGAATGCCGCCCGCTTGGTCAGCGGCTCCGTGAAATCGACAATGCGCTCCGGCAGTCCGGTGCTCTGTTTTGAAACTTCCCGCCTCACCTCGATCTCTCCCCGTGCCGCGTCAATATCTTCCCACCGCATCCGCCGCACCTCGATGGACCGAAGCCCCGCAAAGCCTCCGAGGAGAAACCACGCCCGCAGCTCATCGCTCATTTCCTCGGCCAAGATCGTCACCATTTCCCCGGCTGTGACGAGCGACCGCTTCGCCTCGGCCTTTGGCGCTCGTATCCTCCGCAGCGGATTCCGGTCGATAAGCTCCATATCGGCGCACCATGTGAAGAACCCGCTCGCGTAGCGATGCCAGCCCGCCCGTGTCGTCGGTGATCCTTCGATGCAGTCGAACCATTTCCCCGCCTTGAGCGGCGTCACATTCGCCACCGGCCCATCGAACGCCTCCAGCAACTTGCCGCAAACCCGCTCGATCTTGTCCCTATGAGCCTGTGAAGACTTGGATTTGGTCGCAATGTAATCACGCACCGCAGACTTCATAGAAAGCCCACCCTGATCTTTTTCCCGCAGTCCATCCGTTCCCGACTTCTGAAGAGTCTCCAAAAGCGCAGGCCCAGCCGCCCAAGCCTCCGCCTCTGTGGCGAAGAAGCGCCGAATCCTGTTGCCCGAAACCGCCGCCGGAATTTCCAATTTCCAAGTGCCGGGTCTGGATGCGTTGGGACTGACAAAATATCGAGCTTTCATGTTGCCCAAACTGTTGCCCGTGTTGCCCGATTTCTCAACAAAAAACGCTTTTGCAAGTATTGACAAGTTGCACAGAGTAACAACAACAAAACCCCGCAGACCCGCACCCACAGCGGCAAAGAAGCCCTCCCACCCAGTGCCGGCGGCGGGACTCGAACCCGCACACTCCTTTCGGAATAAGGGATTTTAAGTCGTTTTTGGGTGTTTAATAATCAATAACTTGCAAGGCTGTTGCCCGCCGTTGCCCTGTTTACTGCTGTTTCGGCCTATAAAAGTTCACGATGTGACGCTTTCCGTGCAACATGATTTTGGCGACTCGTTTTTCCATTATCCCTTTACGGACGGCGGTGTCGGCTAATTGTATGCCGGCAGAATTTTCCATGTTTGCTCTTTCGGCGATCTCGGCGTTTGTTAGCCAACCCTGCTTTTTTAGTTCGGCAGGATCGACAACGGCGACATCCTCAAAAAATGCGCTCCAGGCTTTAGTTAGATCGGGAGCAGCCACGGGTGGCCGTTTTTTCTTTCGCATAAGTTCACGGTGAGGGATGTGTCGCAGTAGTGGCCGTATGCGAAGCCTTGCGACCATGCGAGCGTCGCGCGGCGGGCGCTGGCGTATTCCATGTCGAATCGGGCGAGCATGCCGACGCAGTGGCCGGTGGAGCCGTCGAGCGTTCTGGCGCGTTCGCTGCCGACTCGATGGAGGTGGGCGAGGACGCAGTTGCCGTAGGTTTCGGCGTGGTCGCGGATGGCTTGCACATTGAACATGTAGCCATGCAGGAATTTTGTTCCTCCGAGTTGGGCATAGCTGCGTATGTGGTAGGGGTAGAGTTTCGCCTTGAGCTTCTTGGCGGCGTCTTCGATGGCTTGGATGGTGAGCGTGCTGGCGTGGGCTGCGAGAGCGTTAGGCGATGCAGCGAGCTTGTAGAGGCGGGCTTCGTGGTTGCCGAATAGAATGTGCTGTGGCCGGAGTTCGTGGAGGAAGTCAATCCCGGCGCTGAGGTCGTCGCTCACGCTGGCGGCTCGGTCGGAGGAGTTCGGATCGCTGACGGCTCCAGTGCGGAATGCGGCGAGGTCGAGAAAATCGCCGAGGTGGAATGTCGCAGAGGGTTCGGGTTTCCAGAGTTCCTTAAAAGTTAGGACGGCCTTGCGGGCTTCAGGGTCGATCTGGTCGCCGTGGCTGCATCCGACGGCCATCCATCGCTTCCATTTTTTGATCGGTGTCATGGTAGGTCGGGGATTTCGTTATCCTTGCGGAGTTCCCAAATGTAGGAGCGGACCTTTTCAAGCGTGGCGTCGCACCCTGTGTGCGTCTTGCCTTCTTCGTCGCGCCATTCGCGGAATTCGCCAGCGCCGTGTTTAAGGAATGAGCGTATTTCTGAAATAAGGTCATCCAGTATTAAAATCGCGTCCATTCCTTTGACGGCGCAAATGTGCTCAGTGCGCTCTTCGGGGAGGGTAAATTCAAGAGTGGCTTTCATGCTTCGGCTTCTTCGTCTTCTTCGTCCTCGAACGGGAACAAAAGTTCTGTTGTTTTTTCTGACAAAGATTCGACGGCGTAGCGGTTGCCGAAATGGGTTTCCATGTGGAAGGTTTCGCCGCCTTCTTCCCAACTGAAAACGACAAGCCCGCAATCGAAATGGTCGGCGGCGAGTTGTCGGATTTTGTCGACGATTGCAGCGCGGTCTGCCGGTGCGGTGGCTTTGGGCTTGCGGCTCACGAAATTGGTGCGCCTGTCAAACGAGGTCAGGCGAGAATATCCACTTTCTCTGCGACTCGGCGGCGGAGGCTGGCGAGGAGTTCGCGCTCTGTCATGTTGGTGGACCAGGCGGGGCGGAATTGGTAGTGCGGCTCGTCGTTGAACTTCCAGCGGCCTCCCCACTCGAAGCCGAGCGATTCGCCGAGGGGGCCTAGTTCGCGGTAGAGGGCGTGGCTGCCGTGGTAGGTTTTGCCGTCTTTTGAAAAGACTCCGATGTCGAGGGCTAACGAAAAATTGTGCATGGAGTGGCCCGCGCGCGCTCGAGTTACTATCTGTCCCGGCGCGGTTCTGCCTTTGGCGTAGAGGGCGTCTTGCTCTGCCCAGGTGCGGAGGCCGCAGATGCATTTCACATCAAGCCCGCGCTGTGCGGCGAGGCTCTTGGCGGCGGAGATGAAGGCTACGGCGCGGGGTTGGAGATCGGGGTGGAGCGTGGCCAGATTGCGCTCGCTGCGGTCGTCGAGTGTCATGGGCGGAGGAGGAAGGCGAGGATGAGGAAGCCGAAGGAGATTAGGATGAGCCCGAGAGCGATATGGCCGGGTTTCATTTTGCGTTGACTCCTTTGATCTTTTCGAGGGTGCGGAGGGTGCCGAGGCCGAGCATGCCGAGGAGGGTTGTCATCAGCATTTCGGTCGGGAGTTCGACAACGGGAGCGGGTTGTTTTGTGATCAAAACATAGGTCCACGAGAAGAGCGGCTGGCCGAAACAGATCCACGCAAAGGCGAACCCGCACGCCCACCCCACGAAAGGACGCCACCCGGAGACGAAGAGGGAGGCGTGGGCGGCTTCGGCGGTGTTGGTCTGGCTTTGCTGGGTGGCTTCCTGTGCGGCGATTTCGAGGACGCGAAGCTGCCAGGCTTCTTTTGCGCGGTTTTTGGCGTCGGTGTCGGGAATGAATTTATCGATGAGATCGACGCCCGATTTGATCATGGCTGGGACATCCCAAGTCATCGCGTGTTCCCCCTCTCGAGTGTGCGGATGCGGTTTTCGTGGTCGTTGAGCAGGTTGTCGTGCCTGATGTCCGTCACTGAATTTTGCTCCATCCTGATCAGGACGGCTTCGATCTTTTCGATGCGAGTATTTGCGGCGAGGAACTCCTCCTTGGTCACGAATTTCGTGCCGAGAAGGGCCACGGCGAGGAGGGCGACCGTCGTGGCGATTTTGAGGAAGAGGTCGAAGTGTTTGCTCAGGTCGCTCATTGTGCGTTAATTAAAGATAGTTTTGCTTCAGCCTCGGAATCGAACCAATACCACCCATCAACTGGATATGTATGTTGATCATGCGTTTCTTTGCGGAGTTCATAGTTTTTATTAAGCACAAAATTTGGCCCATAAATCAACTCGCCATTTTCCTCTTTGTAAAATCCAGATGTGTCTTCCATAAAAAATTATCTTACAACAGTCCAATTTTTTGCTGTTGCAATTGCAGGGTTGTCGGTCGCTATGCCGTAGTTGCCCGTGACAGTTATAGTTTGTGTTGGT